CCAGCTGCAAGCCTTGCCCATGGTACGAATACGACAGCAAATATTGGCCGCGCAGCCATTCTTGAATGATTCCCGGTACTTGTATTTTGCGTTTTTCCTTATCGATTGCCTGGCTATTCGTTCCACGGATTTACACAAATATTGATACATTTCAGCCGCTAAAAAGACATCAATACTTTCACCTATGAACACTTTTTCACCATCGTAATAATCATTTACGACATATACGGAATAGAGCCATGATACATGTGCACCGATAATACTTCGCCACTGAGACTTACGCTTCGTAGCTTTTACCCGCTTTTGTTCGTATGTTCGGCACTGAGATTCGTCCAGCTTATATTCTTCCATCAGTTTGTTTGCGAACTCCAACGCCCTTGCAGCTTCATGTTCATTCGGACTTTTTGATAGTCTCAAAAGCTTCAAAATCTTCTCTTTTGCTTCGTTTAATTCCATTTAAAACAACCTCTTTTATATAGAAAATACTTGCAAAAAAATCTGTTAAAAGGCAATTTTTGCTTTATTTTTTGCAGAAAAAATCATCTCCAAAACCTGAAATAGAGTGGCAAAATTATCATTAAAAGAAAACCTAGATCCCTTAAAATAAACCAGGCAAGCATAATAGCATCTGCGAAATTTCCATTTTCAAGTTTGATATGTGTTGGCTGATATACAAGGATTCCAATTAGCCCGCATATGACACAGGCAATCTCAAGTTTTGACATAATTTACTTATCTCCAGATGTATGTATTCTTTTGCAAGCTGAATTTTTTTTTCTTCGCTCAGGAGCCCAGCTGCAAGCCTTACTATTCAATCTCCTCGTCAAGAAAATATCCTTTTATTGGCTTTCCTTCCCGAATTGCCTCATAAATACGAGTGATCGGAAATTTCCATTTCTTTGAACACTCTTCAATGCTAGAGAAATGTAATACCGTGGAATCAGTTCCGCTGTATTTTTTGATAGGAATCGCGATTACTTTTTTTGTCGCCATACTAAATCTCCTTTTATAAAAAAAATGGCTGCAAGTTTTCCCCACAAAAACAAGCAGCCGTCTGGTCGCATCAAAGCAACCAAACCTGTGGGGGTGATTTCGTTGCTCTGAACTATCCTGATTTAATGTATCATGCAAGCCTGTTTTACTATGGAACACAGGCGGAAACTTTTTTTCCTTCTGCATGGCAAATCGCCGAGGGAGAAGAACACTTCCTGACCTAGTCGCATGGCACGGATGTGTTCGATGTTTGCGCCCTTGCCCTGAAAAAGCCTGGCGACATCTGAGACGGTAAGACCTGTTTTTTGATACTGCATACAGGAATAGCGTTTGCTTTTTTGTGTTGATTTGCTGAAACGAGGGCAAAATAAAAGCCCTCCTTCTGATATAATTTAACTGCGAATAAAACCATTCAGAAGGAGGGCTAAAATGCCTTATACAACAATCATATCCGTGAGCGCAACTTTGCTAAGCGGAGTGCTCACGCTGATTATCACAAGAATATTTGACGAGAGGAGGGAAAAGAGAGCTGCAAGCGAGCGCGTTTTCTATCAGCTTCTTCCCGAACGGCAAAAACTTTACGACGGCATAATTACTGCTTTTTCCGTAGAACATATAAACGATGTTTGTGATAATCCTGACAATTTCATCTTCGGTGACAGCAAATTCTACAAGTTTTGCGAAGAAATTACGTCTCTTATGCAGAGAAGCGTTTTTTTTGGAAGCAGGAACATCACCACGGAGCTTATAAAAACAAGCCTTTTCCTCGTGAATGCCCAGCTGAAAATACAAGTCCGTGAGTGTATAACAGAGGATGACATCTGCGTTTTCAGGAAATCTTTTGAACCATACGCCGATTCTGTCAATCTGCTTCTCAGGGAAGAAAGTTATGCCGATATAATCGACAGCTTTACGGAAAATATCCTTAATGAGAATAAAAAGGCTATTAAAAAGATTTGGGAAAAGGGAAAGAAAATCAAGAAATAAATCCCTTGCCTCTCTTGGATACATGAAAGCCGACAGAAGCAGCGGAAAAACAAGGGGCGGAATCATGTTCATAAGGAACAGCTTTAACACTGGATTCATGCTGAAAGCCTACTATGAACTGTAAAAAGATGCTGAAATGCAGGCAAAAAAAAAACGCCCCGGAAGATTGTTTCCGGGGCTTGCTTTTTTCTTAAACTATGATATATTTTAAATATGCGCTGGGCGGTGTCCGCTCGGGGTACTTGCAAGGACTCTTTCGAGTCCTTTTTTTTTATTTTAATTTAATTTCTTTTATAGTTTGCTTATAAATATAAACAATAGACAATCTTCCATGTTTCCAATTAGAAAAAGCATCTTGTATATCCATTTCATTAAACGAATCTGGTATAACTAGAACACAATGTCTTAATTTCTGTTCTTTAGCACTTTTTAATCGAGATAAAATAGATGTATCTACAGTTTTAATATCTGATAAATAACCATTAATAATCAAATCTGGATTTGACCATTTTATGCCATACTTTTTTTGTACATCTTCAAGAAGTGGTAAGACTTTTATCCTATATCCATTTTCTGCAAGAAATTCTACAACTGGTTTATTAGGAAATTTATCATTTTCCCAATCTTTAGGTGGGTTTTTACATAAATCATACCAGCCTCCTTTTTTGCCATTATAACGAGTATAGCCATTCCAGATTTTATCAAAATCTGAAACTAAATTTTCATCTCGATTAAACATACCTAAACATCCATACTTTATTGCACGCTCAATTTGTTCTGGTGTCATCATCCACCAATTGCCACGGTCAAGCGGATTCCCGCCAAATCCTTCCTGTGGCTTGAACTTAGTCAGGCTTTTCATGCTCGGATTCTCGGAGATATTGCCGTATTTTCCAATCTGAGAAGGAAGCACCGCCCTGAGTGATGTACGGCAGTTGAAATGATACGGCGGAAAGCCATACTTCTTCCAGAAAGGATGATCCACTGGGATAATCATTCCATAGCCGTTAGACATAAGGAGATTACGGCATATTCTGCTGGTCCGTACATCCTCTATTACCATCAGCTGATAGGCTGCGACATTCATTTTGTCATATTGCTGGAGTTTTCCGGCTATGTACGCGCTCTGGGTATTCGTGCGGAAAACAGTCTCCCAGTAATTCGGCTTTATTTTCAGCGAGTCTGTATCCACGCGTTTTTTGATCTCTTCCCATGTTGTTTTATAATTTCCGCCTGTCTCAAGTGCATTAATAAGAACCTGCTTCGCCTTGTCCACGACCTCAGCCGAGCCGAGCTTTGCCACCGTGAAGGCACGGAAACGCAGCTTAGGTTCAAGAGCATTCCACTCGTCCTTGCTCATCGGAACCTTGGATTTAAGGAAATCAACCGCCTGCTCAAACTTGACTGGCGGAATCTCCTCATCAGCGGCATTTATCTTCTTGTCAGGATTCTCTTCTTCGGCATGAATGAGTCCGAGCATGTATGATGAGCCTATGAGTTTCTCGACTGCACCCGCTATCTGAACGCTTACAGGACTGTCAAAAGGCCGTTCGAGAGTGGCTTTATCCGGTGTTTTGACGGAGTTTAAATAGTCAGTGAGGATGTCTTTAAGGTGTGGTTTTATGGTCTCCGCCGCAAGCTCGCAGAGACTGTCAAGCTCACGGATATTGGAGCGTTCACGGCGGAGAAAGTCAGAATCGGCTAGAAAAATCGAAAGTTTTTTTTTACGTCTTTTGGCCGTGAGCTGTCACTGAGCGTCATCGCAGTGCCATTTTCCATAATGAACGCATCATCGTCATCTGATGGTTCCGGCACGCCGTAATAAGAGTAAAGGGCTGATTTTGAGACAGGGATACGGTGGTCAATCGCCTTCATGACTTCCTCGAAACTTGCACGGCGGTCAACGGCATACTGAATCAGAGGTGCTTTCGCGTCCTCACCGAAATTCAGCTCGACGGTCCAGTCGATAATCTGCTGGAGCACGCTCTGCAATTCAAGAGCAATGCTCTTGCAATCCTCATAAAGAAGCTCTGCCTGTACCTGTCCGAGCGCAAGGGAGCCTCCGTTCGTGGCATTTGTGGCGACAGCCTGTCCGGTAAGGCCGTAGCTTATCTGCAAGTCGCAGGCTTCAACAAGCTCCTTGAACCCCGCAAGCTCGCCGTTCATGCCTACATCCTTTATCTCCTTAACATTTCCCACGGCAGCGGCAGAGCCTGACTGAATGCCCATGAGCATCTCCGCGATTGAGTTTGCCCGCGCTGAAATCTTTGTCTCATCGCCTTCCGCCTCGAAGAGCGCGACGAGGGTTTTCACGCTGAATTTCTCAGTCGCCTGTACCCAGAAGTCGTAGCCGGCCTGCTTGAACATCCATGCCCAGTAAACGCATTTCAGCATGGACGTTCCATAAGGATTCTCATCGTCCGGCTCGTGCTGGAAAACAAGCCATTTGTAATTCTGGTCGAGTTTTGTCTTCATGCCGTTCTGAACAAGGAACAGATTCCAGTTCGCGTTGAAATGAAAACGCTCCGGCTTTCTTGTAATGAAATTCACCGGAATCCATACGCCGTCCTTAAGGTCCCAGATAAGCTCAGAGACAGAGAAGCCGTAATTCAGGGCAGTCAGCATACGGCGGTTTTTCTTGTGCATGTTCCTGAAAAGAGGCAGCTTGCGTATAAAATCATAGACCTTCTCATCCGCCTCACCCTTGACGATATTCAGCGGGAAGTTGAGTGCGCCCGTCTTGATTTTTCCGAGCGAGGACTTGATTTTCGGGTCTGAGATCATCTTGCGGTATGTGTCGTATGAGCTGAGTGAGCCGGAAATGACATCATCTGGGTTCGGCATATAAGAGAGGAAATTCAGCACATTGTCAGTGATAATCTGTGTGGTCATTTCCTTTGTAGTAGGTTTTGCGTTTTTGAACATATTTTATCCCCTTGCCCTTGCGATTATATTTCTTGCGACCGTGCGTACTCTGGAAGTCTTTTTCGTGCTCACCGCCACATTTCCTGTAGAGCCTTTTTCAGCAGCCTTAATCGCAAGGTAAAGGCCGTCGCACAAGTCGTCGAATGCACCCATAGGAAATTCCGTGAGCTGGGTGATGATGTTCTCACACCCTTTTGTCGGGAAACGGATAAAACCGTTCTGGACCAGCATGGAGTAAGAACGAATTCTCATTTCCTTCGGAGTCGAGCCAACACCTATCAGCTGAATCGGGAAGTAAAGCCCTTTCTCGATTCCGAGCTTCTGAATGTACTTGCCGTAAATGCCGGAGAAAACGACATTTTCCCAGCCGATTGCGGAGAAGTGATAAGCCTTGTAAAGCACTTCCATTTCCTCAAGCGTCTGCTGCTCCGAGCAAGCCTGGGCAAAACTCGGAAGCACATAGATGATTCCGCTTTCCTTGTCACGCGCAATCGGAACCTCAGCCGTGCCGTCATGCGCGCCTGTCGCCGGGTCTACGCCCAGGAAGAACTGAAGCTGGTTGCGTGGCGGAAGATCCGTGTAGCGGAACGCGTCAATCCATTCCAGCTGGATAATTCGCTCTTCGTCTGCAAGCGGCTCGTTCATGTATTCCGTTGAGAATGCCGCGACACCGATTGTCTTTTTCTTGTCCTCAAGACTCTGTATATCCCAGTATTCCGGCCAGAGCGGCGTTCCGTCCTCACGGATGCACGAGAGGCGAACTGCTATCCAGTTCACGAGGTCCCCTGCCTCAAGCTCACGGCAAAGACGGCTTATCGGGTCGTCATTGTGGAAGATTGTATTTACCCAGATTATGAAGGCAGATTTACCGAGGTTGAAAACTACTCGCTTTAGCCAGCGGTGGATTTTATTTCTCTGTGTCGGGCTGTTGATTGCATCGTCTTTGAGCACGTCATCTATAACGATGAGGTCCGGGCGGTACTGCCTGAATCTTGTACCACGCATGGATGCGCCGCTTCCTTTGCTCTGGATACAGGTTCCGTTCGCAAGTTCCAGGCGGTGGTTAGTCCAGCAGTCGCCCTGAAGCTCATCATAGTCTTCGAGGATTCTTTCGTTCTCCTCGATTTCTGTTTTGATGTTTCCGAGATTCTCTCCTGCAGCGTCACCGGAAGCACCGATAAGAAGTACATATCGGGCTCGTTTGGTAAGTGCGCACCACAGAACATAAGCAAAACTCCATCTTACGGTTTTTCCATGTTCTCTAGGCTCTATAAACATAGAACCAGATAATTTTTCTGTAGGTTTTAATAATGATTGATATTTTTCGCGAACAAAAGGCTTTAATTTTTCAGAAAGTTCTGTACTCAAACTTCGTGAATTTGCTATTTCGTATAAAAGTTTTTGGTATTCGGCTGGTTCTTCGTAGAAATAATCAGAGAGATAATATCTACAAAAAAAGCCGAAATCATTATTGGCTTTTTCTAGACGCTTCTGTTTTTCAATTGAGGATTTACTGCCTGATGTAATCTCTTCCAAAAGATTCATACATCAAACATAGAACAGATAAAATAAACATGATGAAATGTAGGCAAAAAGAAACCGCCCCGAAAGGCGGCTTTCTGTTTCTGTCATTCAGAAGGGAAAAGTATTTTGTGAATGTACTTGCTCACCGTAAGACCTTCATCTGCGGCACGGCTTTCAAGCTGTTTTTTTTCGTCAGCTGTGAGACGTACCGCGACCTGTACAGAGAGCGCGTTTTCATCCGAAACGCTTCTTGCTCCGAATGGTCTTCCGGCTCCCTCTCGTTTTCCACCTTTAGGCATTACATCCACCCCATACGACTTGCAAAAATGATAATCAATGCAATGATTATTCCCCTGAAAACAGACTCAAGTGTGATTTTTAGAAAGTTCTTTAAATTGGTTGACATATTCGCCCCCTAGGGAGTAAACTATGAATACAAAGGCAAGCCTTAGAGGTGTTTAAGACTTGCCTTGTCCCCGCTAGATGTACTTACTGATTATTATCAGCAGTACGCCTATTAGGATTTCAACTACGGCCTTGTAGACTTCCTTAGCAACAGTCTGCAAGGCTTTTTTTGTAGTCTCCTTCATAGGTTACTCCCTTTAATTAAGATAAACACCGGGCAACGCCCTGATGTTTATAATATACTATATCTCTGATTATTTGTCAATACTTTTATCTAAAGTTTTTTGAGCATCTTCAATTCTTTTTTCAGCGATTTCAAAGTATTTTTCGTCAAGCTCAATTCCGATGAAGGAGCGGTTTGTGTTTACGCAGGCAACACCGGTGGAGCCGCTGCCCATAAACATGTCAAGAACAGTTTCCCCTTCTGGAACTATAGCAACAAGCTTTTCAAGTAAGTCAACAGACTTTTCTGTTTGATGATGTCTATGATTTGCCGAGACTGTTGGAAAGTTGTAGCAACCGGGAAATACTTTCAAGTTATGCTCATATTTAACAGGGCGCATTCCGTTTGTTCCCCATACAAAATATTCACAATCATTTCTAAAACGATAAGGAGTGTTTCTTGAGTTTCCTTTATTCCAGACTACAATTCCCTTGTATAAATAACCGGCCATCTGCAAGGCAATGACGGAACCCGCTATCTGTCTCCAGTCGCAGAAGAAACCGACGATTCCGCCGGGCTTAACTTTTGATTTAGCCGAGAATAAAATTTCACGAATGAACGATATAAAGCTCAGCTGGTCCATATTGTCACCTGTGAAATCTGGAAGCTTTGAGGCACCGTTAAAACCTAAATCCGTATATTTCGCAGCTGTATTTTTCTGTCTGTCACCAACAAACAGACCGCCGCTTGAATAAGGTGGGTCGGTCAACACCATACCGACAGAATTATCAGGAATCTCTTTAATTTTTTTCAGGCAGTCGCCTTGCATCAAGTTTATCATTTATTTGATTTCCGTTTTGTCGATTATTGAGCAGAGCTTTGAGAGCAGTTCGGGGTCGCTCTGAATCTCTTTTGAAAGCTCGTCTTTGAGCTGCTTCTTTGCCTTGTCCAAAGCCTTAACGGCTTTCATTCGTGACTGGCTAAGTTTAAGCTGGGTTTCTGCGATACGGCTTGCGGAGCTGACGAGCTTCTCCGGGTCGTCAAACTCCAGGCTGTCCACCGTGCGCAGGTCCTTTGCAATCAGAGTTGAGAGGTGCATTGTCATGGCTTCGGCAACTTCTGTTCCCGGATTGTCTGCGAAAACCTCTGCCATTGCCTTTGCGGCTTCTATCGCTTTCTTTGTGTCCGCAATCTCTTCTTCGTGGCTCTTTATCACGCGCCTTATTGACTCACGCGAGAAAGTGACATGAAGCCCCTTTTCTTCGAGAACCTTGTTGACTTCCTCGGTGACATATACAATCGTGTTCTTGCCGCCGTCCCACTTGTCAACGATAAGCTCAACAAGCCCGTTTTCGGTTGCCTTTGCCTTGCGTCCCATGTCATGCCTCCATCGGAATGAGGATTCCTGTGTCCGGCTCGCAGTTACCTTCAATCAGGTCAATTCCCTTAGGAGTGATTTTGTAGTAAGTCACGAACATATTCGCCTTGTATGGATGCGGGGTTTCCGTCTTCGTGCAGTACCCCTTGTCCATGAGATAAGCCACGGACTTGTCTATGTCATCCACATGCTCGTAGGCATGATAAATTCCGACCAATGATGTGCGCTCTATTCCGTCCGGGTACATGTCAGACAGGAGCCTGAGAACTTTTCCTCGAAGAATGTTATTTTTCACTTTTTCGTCCTTCCGTAAGTTTTAGTATTTCAAAAGGCAGCTTGCTTATCTCAGCCCTTACAAGCTGAATCTCGCTCCGCCAGCCTTCGGTTTCCCTGTACAGCATTTCCTTTGTCACTCCGTTCTGCTCAAGGTACTTGATGTCCTTTTCTGCCTGCTCAAGTCTTTTTTCAATGGCCTCATCATGCTCATCAGAATGTTCCTGAAGCTCGGCAAACCTGCTTTCAGTTGAGGCTTTCAAGTCCTTTATCTGCCTCTCAGTTGACTGTTTAAGCTCCGTAATCCTGGTAGCCGTTGACTCACGCAGCTCTTTGATCTGACTTTCAGTGGAAGCCCTGAGGCCGTCCACCGCTTTCTGCGTAAGCTCGTTGGCTTTTTTGACTTCCTTGATTACGAAAAAGGCAATCACTCCCATTACGATGAGAGTCCCGCTTATGCCAAGAGTTGTGAGAACCTTATCCATGCCGGAAACAACAGCCATTCCTTCCAATTTTTCTACCCGTTACCTGTTAATGTATTCCGTCCCAAGCCGCAAGCCGTAGCCGAGGAGCAGTCCCGCACAAGTCCACAATGGAACATGCCAGGCGGGAACAGACCTTCTCAGGTCGCCTTCAAGAGCCTTTGAATCTGATTTAAGGCTCTCGTTTATGCCCTGAAGATATACGGCTTCCGGTTTGAAGCGGAGGGCGGCGGCCTTGTAGCCCTCGTCATAGCTTTCCGCTATGGCCCTGTCAGCCTCTTCCGCCACCACTTCAAGAATCGCCGCCACTTCCTTGCCTGTGTAGCTGCGATTCAAGTCTAACCCGAACCCGTTCGCGGAATTCATCCTGCTTTCCGCTGACTGCGCCATGAGCGGCGAGACTGTCACCAGAGTCATCAATAAGACTGTGAGCGTCTGCTTTTTCAATTTTGTTCCTCTCTCGCATCGCGGAATCAAACGCATCCGCGTCTTTAGGTTCGGTTCCGCCTCCAGGCGAATCCTTTCGCCTCAAAAGCAGCATCATGCAAAGGGCACCGACAACAATCCATGCAATGGCCCCCTTGACCTTTTCAAGCAGATTCCTAGTCATCGCTCTCAAAGAGCCTGTGCAGCCGTTTCAGGATTGACTCATAGCTGAATACAGCCAGTGCGAAAATGACCGCCCACCAGAAAAATATCTGGTGCCTGTCAAAGAACTCTCCGTATCCGAGAAGAACGGAAAGTCCGGCACTGAAAAAAGCCGGAAGAAAGACATAATAGCCTTTGAGTCGGCCTTTTGAATCCCATTTCTTGACCAGCTCAGTCAGGCATACAACTGCGAAAATCGCTATGACGATGACCGCCGGAAAAAGATTCAAGCTCACGTTTTGCCTCCTTTTTTTAAGATTCTATCTCCACGACCTCGCCGATGATTTCCATCCCTGCGCTTACGCCGTTGAAATACAGCATGGTATTGAATTTCTCAAGGTCAGAAGAAGACAGGATGATGCACCCTGCCGACCAAGCGCAGTGAGTGTCCCTTTTGAGGCGGGAAGACCAGCGGTCGTGAATCAGCCACCGTCCGTTCTGGAATCCGCCCTTCGTCGTTTGCATTGCGTTCCTGTCAATCCATTCGCCGTCATAGTCTTTCGTCTGCGTTATTGCGTGAATCTCCCCGTGGAACTTGCGGGGGGCAACGAACGCACGCATCACAAAGTACCCCGGTGCGATAGTGTCGCCGTACTCCACGGTCGAGGCCGTAGCATTTTCACCGAAGCAGTAATTGGCCACGCTCTGACAGCGGCAGCGGAAAATTTCCTCGTGATTTTTGCACAGTACCAGCCAGTCAAGTGAGTTGTTCGCCCAGTTGTTCTCGAAGGAATCAGGCTTTGTAGGGTCGGCCCTGAAATTGAATGAATTTTTACTTCTGATTACTTTTATATGAACCATGCGTCCATTCTGACCGCAAAAGGCCCTGGCGTCCGTAATGCGGGCAAAAAAAAAGGCAGCGGATTTTTGTTTCCGTTGCCTTTCTGTTACCAATAATTTCCGTCAGCCCAAAGTTCGGGCTGTATCACGCGTTGTCTTGAAGCCACTCCACGATGTCTTCCCTGTTTATGTTCCAGCCGCCGTCCGCGTCCTGATACGCGTGCAAACGGGGTTCCTTCAGGAGCCTGTAGGCTGTTCTCTCGGACACTCGAAAGACGCGCATCAAATCCCTCAAGTCCAGAATCGGCGGGAGTGAGCTCAAGACGCTCTCTGTTGTATCGCTCATAAATCCCCCTCAGACAGTTTTCGTCTATCCTCCATGTGGAGAATATTCTGAACGCCCCCTCGATGCGGCTCATCTCAAGCAGATAGTAAAGGTGCCTGGGCGGTATCCCTGTGACAAAAGCCGACTCGTACACGCTCAGAACCATCTACGCTCCGTCCTTTGAGTCCGGATTGTAACCGGCTTCCTTAGCAATTTTTTTCAAAGCATTGATTACATCCGATGCCTGTGAGCGGTAAAGCCATGTCACATCCCCGGCGCCTGTGATGCGTTTCACGAACGAACGAAGGCTTTTCTCATCTTTCTCACGGCTGGCCAGAGACCATAACCCGCGGATATAGAACTCCTGCCGGGCAGATATCATGTCTTCCTGCCGGACTTCCTGCGGGTCGACCTCAGGCCGCTTTTTTCGGAAGCGGAAGCCGAGGGCCTTCATGGCAGCCATTACGGCCTCGTACTGGCTCCTGCTTTTTATCTCAGAGGCAGACTCAATTCCGGCCGCACCAGAAAGAAGCGAGCGGTAAGCCATGTCATCAAGCCTCAGCGTGTTCTTTGCCACATGAATGTCGCGGCACCATCTTTTCTTTTCGGGTGTTGTCATGTCTGCCTCCTTGTGATTATTGTCAGCGAGAGCTGACATCCAGAAAGCTCTCGCCGTTGTTTTTAGCTTGCCGACTGGAGCAAGTCTTTGTTCACCTCTTCGGTGTCTGCCTCGCAGAAGAAATCGTCAGATACCTTGCGGACTGCATCGACCTGAAGAAGCTCCTCATCCGTAAGCTCTGCCATTGCGTTCTTGTCCGGCTCTTCTTTTGTGCGGATGCATTTGAGAAGGTTCATTTTTCTCAGAAGCTCAAGCGTCGTTTTCTTCACGCTGATTTTTGTAGTTTTGCGCCATCCGAATTTTCCGAAAGAAAGCTCAACTGATTTGTTGTCCTTGAAAAGCTCGGCTTTGTTGTACTCGGCGAAAGCTGCAATTTTTGAAGACAAGTCCTGAATGCGGGAGCGAAGTTTCTCGCCTTTCTTTGCGGTCTCGGTCTTGATCTCCGCAATCTGCTTGTTGGCCTCGTTGTCGATTGCCTCAAGCTCTTTTTCTGCAAGTCCGATGTCCCGGAGCGCGAGGTTCACGTCATCAAGACTTTCCAGTTTTGCCATGCTCGGCTTGTAACGGTTTCCCATTTTTTTCTCCTTACACAGATTCCTTTTCTGTGCTATAATTGAATTGTTCTTTTGTAATCATGCGGCGGGCTTTCCGTCGTCATGGTTGTTTGTGGGCGGTTCGCTTGGTGCATTTTGCGTTCCGCCTTTTTTTTGCTGTGCGCGGTACTCGTCGCGGTAGCGGATGTACACGCTCCGCCAGAAGTTCCGCATCGGCGTGTTCCAGAAGCGGCCCAGCTTGATGCTCGCCTCGTAGACCTTCTCTTTGGGCGAGAGCTGCGGCGGGGCGAAAAGAACCCGGCCGTCTACATAACAAAGCCGCTCGTTTCGGACTGGTCTGTTTCGGAACAGTTCAAGTCCTGCGTTCCTGATTGTTTTAGCCATGAAAGCACCTCCTTTTTGCTTTTCAAGCCTTCGATGTCCCCGCATATCTCTGCGGGGCTTTTGAACTTTGCCAGCATGAGCAGTCCGTAGATCGTCATGTCCTGCAAACCTTCCAGCGTCATCTGCTTGACGGCGAAGTAGATTTTCTCCGCGTTCAAGTCTTTCTCGTCGCTGTCCATGAAGGGCGGCTTCCTGCCGTTCTTCCAGATCGTCATTTTTTCATTCCGCCTCCAAGGCATTGCCCTTGTCCCGTCTTTCTATCGTCGCGTAGTACCGCTCGACAGCACCCTGGGTCTCATCGATGAGCCTGTCATAGGCCGTCTGCTCGGCGACATTTTTCGGCTCTTCCACCGTGAAGTTCACGACCTGTATGGGAATGTTCCACCCTTTTTTCAGCAGGTACATGTCCCCGTGGCTCTTGTCCATCCGCACGCGGAACATATCAAGCTCAATGCCGGAGAGCGTCGGAAGCCCGAAATCCTCACTGTCAAAAAGCTGAGGACCTGCCGGGCACGCATATTGCAGCTTCCCGGTTTTTTCCTTCGTTCCGCCAGTGCCGCTGTTCTTGTCACCTATCATCAGCGCGACATCCCGCATCGAAAGCCCTTCCAGAAGTTCCGGGGCTTCCTTGAAGTGCTTGTAGACTTTGAGTGCCGTCGTCACCTTCCTTGCCGGAATCTGCGTCCATTTCTCTACCATCTCCGTAGTCGGAGCCTTGGAAGCAGGGAACCGCCGTATTGCGTCAAGGATTATCCCGCCCAGCTCGAAGTATCTTCTTGCCGTGCTCAGCATCAGTTTGTGAATCTTCCCCGTGTCGGCCGTGATTCCTGTGACCAGCTCGTTGATCCGTGCCCGCTCGTCTGAGGAAAGCACCATCACGTCTCCGTCATAAACCGGAGCGGTCTTGCTCGGCCGCCCCCTCTTTGCAGGAAGTGCCGTCTCTTCCGTCAGCGGGTTTTTAAGCTGCCCTTCCATTCAACCTCTCTCCTCTGCGCAGGACCATTGTCGCCGCCAGGTCAGCGGCCTCAACCGTAGGTGTCGGAAGATTGTTCTCTTCCATGACATTCTGCATACGCTCCATGATTTTCGTGAACTGCCGGACATCATTGCGGCTGACCGTGAACATCGCGTTCACGACATCCTGCGGACAGTCTTTCCAGACAGACTGCGCGATCAGCTTCGCGTCAGAGCGGTTAAGACCTTCGAGCGGAAGGCTGATACCTATTCGGCTCTCAAGCTGGCGGTGGTCACTCCTGAGGTTCTGTATCATTCCCCTGAGCCGTGGAAGCCCCATAAGGACAAGCCCGCTCTCGCCGAGGTCATACACGAGCCTTCGCACGAACTCAAGAGCGTCGCTTTTCAGGTAGTCCGCCTCATCGATTATCACGAGGCTGTCACGCTCTGCCAGTGCCTTTGCCGTAAGCTGCACGAGCGTGTTGAAAGGTACCCTCTGCGTGCTGAGGTCCAGCTTCTCCGCAATCTCAGTGACAAGCATCTTCTTGTTCATGCCAGCCACGACCTGGATAAGAACTGTCGTGTTCCCGTTCTTCTCGGCGTAGAATTTCGCGCTCGTTGTCTTTGAGCCGCCCGCGTCCGCCGTGATAAGCGCGATGTCGTGGTACGAGTGCGCCATCTGAATCGCCTTGCAGATTGATTTCAGCGCGCTGGTCTCGACAGTCGGGATTCTCTTACGCTTGTGAAGCCGCTCCTGCCTTGCGCACCAGTTGACGATGTTGTCCTCAAGCTGCGCGATATCGCCCGAATACGAGCCCGATGTGTACGCTGACACGACCGAGCTTGAATAGCCCATCTCCCGGCTTGCCTGTGCCTTCGAGATTCCGTAGGCCGAGATTGTCTTCTCAAGCCTTTCCTTAATCTCCTGTCTCATTTTTATGCCTCCTGTGCATATAGTTCTATGTCCTCAGAATCCGCTGAGAACGGGCTTTTAAGCCCATTTTTGCCACCCTTTGGCTGGCGTTTCTCCATGTTTTTGTCGCTTGCCTGCTCCGGCGTGTAGTCCAGGAATTTGTCCACATGACCTATCTCGTCCGAGCTTCCCTTTGCCCTGTAAGCTTCCAGAGCGACATCCACCATCGTCTCGAACTCCGGCGCGACCTTGACCTGACCGCTTCCGCAGACCGCCCATTCGGTGATTGACTTGCGCGCTCCGGTGAGCTTGTCGATGTCGCGCGAAAGCTCTCCTGTCTCCTTGAAGTAGTTCGCCTCGGCATAGCAGATGAACTCTCCCTGCTTTGTGCAGCACATGACCCGCTCGGAATTCGTTATGTCCTCGTAAACGCGGATTTCCGTCCGCTGGAACCTTACGAGCTCCATGTTCCAGAAGTCCACGCCGTGCACCGACACGCCGTTTCTTCCGACCTTGCGCATCTGTCCTTTAAGGAGTGCTTTCTGAAGGACAGCCTTGTCCGCTCTCCTTATCTCCGGCGGAAGGTTTTCCTCAAACACCTCGCTCCGTGTCTTTCCATGCATATACGCGCTCGTGCATGGAAGGCTGTCATTGATGTACTCGATCATCGCATTTGCACGCTCGACGAACTCTTCCCATGAAGGGATGTCGTGTCTCTGTGCCATGCCGTTGATGGAGCGGTACATGAGCTGGGCATCGTCCGGGCGCGTCTTCGTGTCGCTTCCGACATATGTTCCCATCTCT